TTTTGCAAATAATCTATCCGCAAACTTTTCGATACCATCTAAATCTCTTTGTGATATCTCTTCTCGTAATTCTGAAAATTTACGCATTCCATCCATCCTTTACAATATTTGTATCACACTTATATTGTGCAGTACCGTTTCCAACAGGTCTTACAATATGAACACAATCTCTAATTAAGTATAACCCAGAATACTTTTTCTGATAAGCATCATCAGGTTTTAAAACTTTACGCATTGAAGGAAAGTTAAACTCAACTAAACGACCAGAGGTAATTAATGGATGTCCAGGTATAACAAAGTTTTCAACTACATCATCTGTTATTTGTTTTAACACATGTTTTCTGCCTTGTACATAGTCATCAGCAAAAAGATTTCTGAATCCTTCTTCATTTTTTTTCTGAGCATGTATTCTACTTTGTTTAGGAGATAACATAATCTTAACATCAGAGGAAACTTTATTTTCATATATTCCATAGTGGGGTATTTTTCCTATGCGTTTTATCTTCTTCTTTTTATCTTCATAACTATCAAAGTAGTCGTATGTGTCTACTTTATAATTCTTAAAAAACAAATCATGTGTTATATGCTTTGAAGAAAGAAATCCATCATTCACATCTTTAAGATATGTTTGTCTATAGTCTACACGAAAGTCATCTACATTCTGAAGAGTTTCATCTCCAACAGCACCGGAAGTTGGTTTGCCATCAGACCCTATAGTAGGTATTCCAGGGACTTTGTATAAATAACCTTTCTTCACTTTACCGCCAGCGCGAATTGCTTCCGCCTCAGCATATTTATCAGTAATGCACACATTTCTGTTTCGGTCAAAAAGAGTGCTAGTCGATAAAAATCTAAATCCGTGCATTGCTTGAAAGAAAAAGAATCCAGGAGCGTTTGTCTCAATGTCGATTGCTTTATTCATTACATAATTAATTACTTGAAATGCTCTCCATCTAGGACACACAACTTTTAGTGCGCCAAGAGCATCATCGACTGCAATCTTTTTTCCACTATCAGAAAATAAGTAATTATCAAATACATCAGAAATAATTTCACTAGGCGAACCTGTGAATGAAGAAGAAATTGAAGTATGTGCGTTTTTAAATCCCTCTTCAGATATAAACTGAATAGTAAAGATTTGCTTTCGTTCTTTAATAGCAATATTCTTAATACCAGTTAATCTAAACCATAAGTCAATCTTTGTATCATCTGTACCACCTGAAACATTATATGCAATGTGAATTAGTTCTCCACCTATAAGAGGATAGTCTGCTATCATGTCATTGCTGTCGGTAATCATCATCTCACCCGCTTGAAAAGGTGATAGAATGCTGTCATAGATTTCAAATCCTGCGTATACATTTAATAAGTCAACAAACTTATTTGTACTTTTTGCTGATTTAATATTAACTACTTCGTTGTGATATATCTTTAATGATTTTATAAGTAGTTGACCACCACCTTTACTAGGTTCTGCCATATTAGTCTCCTATCATATCTTCAAATTCTTCTACGAATGAAGACACTAATGACGGGCGCAATATCTTAATTCTTCTTTTAGTTTCATTTAATCTTTCTTCATATAATTGGTTAGTTACTGCAATAGAATTAAGAGTTTGAGTAACTCCAATATTAGTGACTATAGTATAAGTAGTTTCTGTAGTTCGTACCATTACCTCTGGATCACCTGATGCTTGTGGTCTCTCATAGTGATGAATTGCTTGAGGATTAGTGTACTTATCATTAATAAATTTTCGCAACTCTCTTTCGGTACGTGGCCATTCTTCGTATATATCGTGTATCTCATTTGTTAGTAAGATAATCCAAGCAAGGTCACTGTCGTTATAAAATGAATGTGCTAAAATATCCGGACGTTCACCTTCTTGAATATCATATTCATCATATGCAAAAACATTATTTTGAATATTTTCTCTTAACTTAACTCGGCGTACAATATCTTTTGCAATAACAAATCTAGTGTCGGTCTCTCCTGGTTTTGTTAAGTCATAAATCAGATTTGGAAATTTCGAAAAATAACTCATATTTAAAATCCTTCAGCAATACGATGTTTATGCATAACTTCAATTTCTCTAAAGTTAAGTGTCATTTGTATTTCAGTTGGTTGACCGTCTCGGTTTGTAGAAAATACTCCAGTTGAAGTGTAGTTTAGTGTGCATCCTGTTAATACACAAGTTGAAATTTTATGCATATATTGATTTTCTTTATCTTTAAACATTAAGGTAATATCAAATAGTGATGGATAAGAAAAGTATAACCCACTCTCAACCAATTCAGGATGCATGTGAAATCTGAATGCTTTGATAATATTGTCGATAGCATCGGTCTCTGCTTTTGACCTACCAACAAACTCATGCACAAAGGTAAACTCTCTAGGTGCCATCTCTTCAAATTTTTGTTCAACATGAGAATTCTGAACTCTACGAGTTGTAACTTCTAGCATATCTCTAAAGTTTAATCCAAATGCTTGAAATGCTGATGCGGCAGTGTCTAATCCAATACGAGCAAGTTCACCTGTCATTTGGGTTGCTTGTTCACCACTCATGTTACTAAACTTATCAACAATACCCCCAACTCCACCTTCCATACCTCTTGCTAAAGCACCACCCAAGGCACCCATCTTCGCAGGACCCCAATTAGCAGATGAACTTGTGGTAAAGGTGTTAGGAACAGCAAGAGCAATAGAGGTGTTTAATTTCTTCATGTTTCGCGCACCAGCAAAAACTGATCCAGCAAAGTTGTTTAGGGAATCTGTAGCAGTCTTAGCACCAGCACCAACTCCAGATGATACGTTTGCGCCTAACCATCCACTAATCGCATCACCTACGGATGCTCCTTCTTGACCCAATGCTGAGAGTCCATTTCTCATCTTTTGTGATGCGATTGCTGTGTGACCTTGAAATGCTTGAGGTTCACCTGCAGTTGTTTGATTAATTGCGGCAAAAGAAGTACTGTCATCAATATAGATATCAAATATAATATGATTATCAAGTTCAGCAGGTGCTTCGATTCCCATATCTAAAGGATATGTTAAACCATAAGTGCCATATTGCCGACCTGTTTTTCTAGGTTCTTGTCGAGATGATACAAGTCCATGTCCACCTACGATGTCACCAACTAATTGTCCTAATGATGCCATTGGGTACTCCTGTATAAATAGTTATTGCAATATTATTTATATGAGTTTTACACATGGCATACAAAGGAAGATATTCTCCCGTTAATCCAGGAAAATATCAAGGTAACCCAACAAATATTATCTATCGCTCTTTGTGGGAAAGAAAGATGATGAAGTGGTGTGATTTAAATCCAGATGTAGTAAAGTGGGGAAGTGAAGAAACTGTTATACCTTATGTATCTCCATTAGATAAAAAAATTCATCGATATTTTGTTGATTTCTATGTGCAAGTTAAAACTAAAGATGGTCAACTAAAATCCTTTCTTGTAGAAGTAAAACCGAAAAAATATACAAAACCACCAGACAAAGCACCAAAAAAGAAGACTAGAGCATGGTTTGGTGAAGTTAAAGCGTGGGGCATAAATTCTGCTAAATGGAAGGCGGCAAGTGAATATTGCAAAGACCGTAAGTGGGAATTCATAATTTTAACAGAAGACCATTTAAACTAGCATAAATACTATTATGGCAGAAGAGATGGGTATCTTAGAACAAGTTAGAATTGCGAGAGGTGATGCTTCTCGCTCCGTACAGTGGTATCAAGACCAAGTACGAGAAGTTGTGGGTACTGCATATACAGGCGCACAGTTTCAAAGAGAGTATGCAGAAAATCTTACAAACAGAATGTTACCTGGACGCATGTACTTGATACACTATGCAAATCCAGTGACTAGAGACAAGTTACCATACTTTGACAAATTTCCACTAATACTTCCGTTTAACATTGAAAGTAATTTAGTGACAGCAATAAATTTTCATTATCTGCATCCTGTTCAGAGAATTATTCTTTTAGAAAAATTAAGTCGCTTCAAAGTTGGTGACAGAGATATTTCTACAAGAATTCGCGCAGACTGGGATATATTAAAAAACTTTTCTAGGTTTAGAGAAGTTAAACCTGCAGTAAAGAAGTATAGAAAAAGTCTAATTAAAGGGAGACTTCTTTTTATTAAACCGGATGACTGGACAACTGCCGCTATGTTACCAACTGAACAATTCAGAGGTAGCAGTAAACAGAAAGTTTGGTTAGATAGCAACAGAAAAATGAGGCAGAGATAATGTCAATATCAGAATTTTTAGCAAACGCAAAAACAAGAGACTTTGCAAGAGCAAGTAAGTATCTTGTTATCATCGATATGCCGAGAGGTCCTTCAGCAAATCAAAATGGATTAACAAATCCTTTCGCATCACTATTCAGAACTGGTGGTAGAGGTGCAAATGATGCTTTTGGTGGTCTTATCAATAACTTTGTGAAAGCAGATGGACAATATCTAGCATCGTTATTCTGTGAAGCAACAGCATTACCATCTTTAAACGTAGACACTAAATTACAAAAAGTTTATGGTCCAGGAAGAGAAATACCATATGGTCGCAGTTACACTCCCGTAGGTATGAATTTTTATATTGATGCAAGTTATCAAATTAAAGACTTCTTTGAGATTTGGCAAGGGATGATTTTTGATGAGGATTCATCTCATATGAATTACTATAATGAGTACACAACTAATGTTCATATCTTAGCACTAGATAATAGAGAAGGTCGTTTCGGTACGTTTGGAATATTACCTGATATCGGAACAATTCAAAACAGTATTATCGTATCTCGCTATCAATGTACATTACAAGAATGTTATCCCAAAGTTGTAGCAGAAGTACCATTGGGCGCAGGTAACAATGCGGTTCCAACATTACAAGTTCAGTTTCAATATAGAAAATGGACAAACACAAGCACATTGATGGGAGTTGGTAACGTAACATCAACATCACATCCAGATAGCAGTGTGTACTATAATCCAACAAATGGGGTTGTTGGCGGACAACCAGACAGAACCATTTATTCAAGTAACAATGGGACAGCACCAGGACAATATGACAGTTCTAACAGTCCCTTCTAAATAACCATATACTATGAGGAGAAAATAATATGGCACTACCAAGAATTGACACTCCAACCTATGATTTGATTTTAGCATCATCAGGTGAGACAATTAAATACAGACCGTTCTTAGTTAAAGAACAAAAAATTCTTTTGCTGGCGGCAGAAGATGGTAAACCAGAGGCCGTTGTTAATGGCATTTCGCAGATTATTGAAAACTGCACATTTGGTAAAGTAAACGCAAGAGACTTACCTATCTTTGATATTGAAAATATCTTCTTGCGTCTACGAGAAAAGTCTGTAGGTGAGATAACAGAGTTCAGCGTTGCATGTACTGATGATGAATGTAAGGGAACAACAAAGACAGGTGTAGATTTGAGGGATATTAAGTTATCAGATGCCGTTGCAGAAAAGAATATTAAAATAACAGACAATATTACTGTTAACATGAAATATCCAACTTTGATAAATCTAACACAACTAAATGACCTAAATAATATAGATGATAATTTTAAGTTCTTAGCAAATTGTATCGAAACAATTGAACATGATGGTAACATCATCGATGCAAAGACAACTTCAAAAGAAGAGTTGCAAGAATTTATTGAGAATATGACACAGGCACAGTTTGATAAGATTAAGGCATTCTTTACAACAATGCCTAGAATGGTAGGAAAACTAGAGTATGATTGTTCTGTTTGCGGAACACACTGCGAAAGAGAATTAAGTGGGTTGCAGAATTTTTTAGCATAGGCCTCTCTCACGAGGATTTGTTTAATTTAATGAAAACAAATTTTGCGCTAATGCAACATCACAAATATTCTCTAACCGAGTTAGAAAATATGATGCCGTGGGAGAGGGAAGTCTATGTAACTCTTCTAGTGCAGTATTTGGAAGAAGAAAAAGAGAAACAAAGACAGAGAGGGTAAAATGGGAGAAGATATCAAAGAAGCAGGTTTCCATCCAGCAGACACTAATGGGGATGGTATTGTAACTTCTGATGAACGGAAGATGTATCTTGAGTTCAAACGTAAAGAACTTGAAGATGCAGACGCGAGAAGAGATGCAATGAGATATATGACATGGTTCGCTTTGTTGGGTATATTCAACTATCCAGGGGCGATTTTGATTACAGCAATGTTAGGTTATGATACAGCGGCGAATATTATCGGAGATATTGCTCCGACTTACTTCGTTGCCACTTCAGCAATTGTTGCCGCCTACTTTGGTGCAAATGCTTATGCAGATAAAAAGAAGTAAGGAATAATTAAATGGCAGATATAGCATCACTAGCAGACGCAATTGAAAGTCTAAAGATTGAAGTTCAATCTACAGGCGGACAGCAAATAGCATTCTTAGACAGTATCGCTTTAGATATGTCTGGGATGCTTGACAACTCTAATACAATGGTTGAAGAGTTGCGTTTGTTGCGTGAAGCATTGGCGCCAGATAATGCGTTTGAACGTGCAGGACAAACTGAACGTGAACGTGAAGCAGGTCTATCTGGACAGAATGTAACACCAGACCAACAAGCAATCAAACCAATGGGTAAAGGTATATCGGGCAAAGGAATGCTTATGGGTGCCGCGCTTGTTGGTGGCGTTGCCGCATTACTTGCAACATTCGCAGGATTGCTTGACTTTGATGCAGATAAACTAGTAGGAAAAATAAAAACATTAATGTCACTCAAAGATGAAGTAGCAGATGGTAGTCTATTAAAACTTCTTGCTGAAGGTGGTGTGCTTATTGCAGTTCTTGGTGGTATAGGTCTCGCTCTTGGAGCATTCGGTATTGGTGCCGCTGTTGCTGGTGGTGGTATGGCACTTGCAGATTGGTCGGGCGGAAGCGACTGGTCACAAGCAATCGTAGACCACGTTGTAACTCTACTTTCTATTAAGGACCAACTCGGTGGAAACATGAAAATGCTACTGGATGGTGGAGCATTTATGTTGACCATGACAGGTATTGGTTTAGGTCTTGCCGCATTTGGTGCTGGTGCATTTGTTGGTGGAGGTGCATTGGCATTCGCAGATTGGATAGGTGGGGATAAGTCCTGGTCCGAAGCAATTAAAAATCACGTTGTTACGTTACTGTCTATCAAAGATGAACTAGGCGGTAATATGAAGATGTTAATGGATGGTGGAGCATTTATGCTAACGATGGCAGGCGTTGGATTAGGTCTTGCCGCGTTTGGTGCTGGAGCGTTTGTTGGTGGTGCTGCATTAAAACTTACTGATTGGGTAGGTGGTGATGATTGGTCACAAGCAATCAAAGACCATGTAATAACTCTATTATCAATTAAAGATGAGTTGGGTGGTAACTTAGACATGCTTGCCGATGGTGGTGCATTCATGTTGACCATGGCAGGTATTGGTTTAGGTCTTGCCGCATTTGGTATAGGCAGTGCAACAGCAGGTCTTGGGGAATCAGTTGCAAAGTTTTCTATGGGTAGTGATTGGACCCAAACAATAAAAGATAATGTTATAAAACTCGTATCAGTAACAGACGAAGTATCTGTAGAAAAGGCACAGCAATTCAGTAATGCAATGGGACTTGTCTCTGCAGGACTGTTAAAGTTCTCTGGTGGTAATTTCGGATCAGCATTCTTAGAAGCAGGAGCAAACATTCTAAACTTCTTATCTGGAGGTAAAAGTCCTATTGAGCAGATGATGGATGTTGGAAACAATGCAGACAACTTGAATAAAGGCGCAGATGCACTAGACAGAATACAAATTGCATTAGGTAAACTAGGTGGTCTGAAATTCAGTGGTTCTAAATTAGGCATCACAGAAATGGCAGAAGACTTATTGAATGCTATACCTGCAATTGAAACTGCTATCAATGGTGGTACTGTTGGTGAAGGATGGATATCATCCGGAACAAAGATTAAAGGTCTCGCATCTGGCGATATTAAGTTTGAAGATGCCGCAACTAATATTAAGTTGTTAAGGGAATCTCTTGGATTAACGGCAGAGGTTCAACCAGCACCTATCACTCCTCAAGTAAATGATAGAACATCACAGATGGGCGCACAAAATAGTGGTGGTAATACTACGATAGCGGCGCCTACAATAGCACCTACTCAAGTTAACAACTCTAGTAGTAACTCTACAGCATTCGCTGGACGCAACGAGCATCGTAAGAGAGACTTTGATGATTTGATGTTTGCTGGTGCTTAACCGTACTTAGGTAGATACGCAAAGGTATAGAACAACCACACTAGAAGCGAAAATACTGCCGCACCAGCGGTTAATGCCGCGGCAAGTTGAATCCACTCCATTATATTTTCATGTCTTTCTATTGCCGCTTTTCTTGCGGCGATTTCCGCTTCGCGTCTTTTCTCTGCCGCTTGCTTTTGAAATTGTAACCAGTCTTGCCACATGCCAGCACGACCTGTATAAATCATCATCTCTCGGAGTTCATCTTCTTGTGCCTTGAGTTTTTCAAGTGCCATAAACTCTTCTAAGTCAGATTTGTTTCCGCCTGCGTTATTTACTTTTTTCTGTAAAGAATTTTTTGCATCAAAATAACCGACCAGTTGCTCACCACAATCGTACAGTTCTTTCCCGTTGCTTATGAATTCTTTTACAGTATTGAACGCCGCAGATGCTAATGCTAGTTCTGCTAACATAATGATGATACCCCTCTTTCGGTGTTGTATCATATATCATGTTGTAAGGGAAAGTTTCAACTCAAGTCGTTATGACTATTTATAAAAAAAGAGGACACTAGGTCCTCTTTTAAAGTTTTATTATTTCTTTTGTTACTGTTAACTTCTTATGAAGTACCTACATTTGTAGACCAAACTAGTATAAGGCGCATACCTCATAAAGGAATAACTTCCAGTTCTCCTATATGTTTATCTTAATCGTCAGCGGCAAGTTTGGAGAAGTATGACATTGCTTCATCATCTTCATCTTCTTGTACTGGTGCTGACACTGCTGGCGTTGGTGTAGTAGATTTCTCTTCTGCTACCCAAGGCACCGTCTCCTCTACAGTCTGTTGTCTAACAGGTGCAGAAGGAGTATAACTTGGTACATCTGCATTAGCATTCAATACCAAATCAAGTTTTGCCTTCAGTTCTTCATATGACTTGAAGTTAGAAGGTGCAAGGAAGTCTTGCAGTTTATATTGTGTTTTCCACAATGCTTCGATTTTAGCATCGTCACCCTCAAAGAGTGGTGATACACTATCGAATTCTGATTTATCGTAGTTGGTAAAACCTTCTACTTTACGAATTTTCAGTTTGAAGTTAGTTCCTGCCCAAGGATCAAATGGGTTAATAGGACTCTCATCTTCGAACTGAGGTTTCATCACATCCATAATCTTATCAAAGATTTTCTTACCAAACTTAAACAGTTTGACTTGACCTTCATTCTCAGGATGCTTCGGATCAGAAACAACGAGAACATTGGCAATGTAAGAAAGTCTACGCTTTTGCTTTCGTGCGATATCTTTGTTTGCTTCTGTACCAGAGTTCCATAGAACAGAGTTGTACTCTGCAACAGGGTCTTTTTCATTAAGCGTTGTCAAAGAGTTCTCAATGTACCACTTACCAGTAGGACCTTGAAACCCATGATTAAAGATACGAACCCAAGGAAGTTCTTCACCTTCGCTTTCTGGAAGAAAACGAATAACAGCAAAACCATTACCAGACTTATCTAACTCTGGACGCCAGAAGCGGTCATCGTTGTTGCTGTTGTTGGATTGTTGTGGGGTGTTTACTTTTTCTACTTCGTTAAGTAGGCGTGAAAGATTGTCGTTAGACTTTTTAAGTTGTGCAAAATTTGTCATTTGTATTTACCTCGTATGTACGTTATATTGCGTTGTATAAGTTTATCTTATCCACATATGTTTCATAATGTATAAGACTATTTATATGACTTACACGTTAGTTTCGTCATATTTCTGTATTCTACTATACATTATTACCTTGTATTTGTCAACATCAAAATCAAGAAAAGGTCGGTATTTAATTAACTTTCGCCGCTCTTCTTTCCAAAAGAAATCATCTTTTAGCATCTTGTCCCAATATGACAAATAGTTGTTAATAGCGTCTAGTATTAGCATCGTTTCGATTTTTACATCTCCACGACTGTACATTTGTAGTAGCAGAGGATGTTGCTCATCTTTTACTACAAAGCATTTGTCAAACTTGTTTACTTCTTCATAAGCAAGTTCTGAGCAAATCTGTTCTAGGTCATTCTCAAAGTTTTTAGTTAAACTCTGTAGACGACCTTTCCATTTATTATAAACCTGGAGTGCCTCTTCATATATGAATGCTCCACCCCATCTATTACCATCAACATGATTAGCAATTAAAAACTTAGGTAACTCATCTTCACTAAACTCCTTTGCCAATTTAGTAAAGTTGAATTGGTCACTTCTTTTATAGAAGGTCTCATTCTTTGTTTTGACTGCACCTCTAGTCTTGGTGATATCATATCTATCTGTTGTGAAATGTAACTTGAAAGCAAGGTACACATTAAAAGCATCGAATTCATTCATACGAAAGGTTTGCCGCATATCCATCCTACTAAACTATAACGAACACCTTTTGTTACTGGTGTTACTCTGTGAAATTTAAAACTAGGAAATACTATAGCACATCCTTTGCTTGGTGTCAAGGTAATAATTCTATCTTCTTCGTATGGGGCGCCGACTTCAAATTGAAAATCTCCACCCTCATAATCATCATTAAGAATAATAGAAAAACTAATCTTTCTAATTTTACCAGATAATTCCTCATCATGATAAACAGTACTTGTTTGGTCGGCATGCCAATTATAATGTTGTGATTTATCATACCGAGTAAATTGCAAATCTTCTATAGCATCATAGTCAAAGTTCCATTTGTTATTTACATTTTCCATATATATCAACTGCAAAACTTTTGAATATATAAATTCTGTAGTATCATCTCGTTTTAACCAAGAAATACTACTTGACCTGTGTTCTTTTATTTTGTCTGCTTCAATTGTAGCATCTTCCATATCAACTTCACCAAGAGAAATAATACTATTCAACTCATCTTGATTAAACACAGGTTTAGTTTCAGAAAATTCATGCTCTAAAATCATATTGGTAATACTGCAGTCTTAGGAAGATAGTTTAGTTCTTGTGCAGTTACTTCTACCTTCTCTTTTAGAGTTCGTGAGACATACTTACGAATATCTTCAGGTTCAAGTTGATGCTCTTCGCAGTAATAAAGAATAGCATCCATATAATTAAGTTCTTTTTCTCTAACAAGTCTTTCAATAACGAGAGAAAATCTTTTAGGTGTCATTGGTTCAATAGTAGTTTCAATTTCTGTTTCTGTCATTATTAATCCCATCTATAAAAAATGTGGTCACCTATTTGAGCAATATATGTTTTCGTCTTTGCCCAATAAGGATTTACATAAGTTGCATGATAATGTGTCGACCCCTCAATCATACCATCATAACGACCATCTATTACTCTTGTCGCTAAAAGATATAATCCTGAGTATGCGTACACATCTCTAATTTCGTCAGACTTACCGTCACAGAACCAACTAAACTGACATTTATTTCTAATTGGAACATCTTTGTTGTGTTCTTCTTTCCACCACTTAGATGTTGGTCCTTGATACACCACTTCACATATAGTGTTAGGAAATCTTGAATCCTTAACACGGTTCATAACAACTAATGATACTGCAATCTGACCCGCTTTGGGTTGTCCCTTTGCTTCAAAGTACATATTTTTTGCGAGACAAGTTGTTTCTGCATCAATAGTAAATGTTTCGGTTGCAACCTCTGCACTTGATCCGCTTGACTTATAAGCGATTGCAGAAGCAACTAATGCTGTTAACACAATTGTTTTTTTCATCATGTACACAGTATACTATAAAAGAAGAAAGAAGTCAAGCAGAAAACCACTTGACTTCTCATTATTACCACCTTAGCGTTGTGAAACGAAAGAATTCATCTCATTTGCTAGTTTGCTGATATCACCGAATGTCGGAAATGTAGGCATTTCTGGAAACTGAACATCTAGTCCTGCTTCTTTGTCTGCATAGTATTTCTCTTTAATATTGCTGATATCAGTGTGATATTGCTCTGTGAGCAGTTGTTTAGCACTCTCAATCATAGAGAAGCGCAAATCGAATGGATTACTCATACTATTTCTCCTTGTGTGTATGTGTGTAAAATGTAGGGTGAAGCAATTGCTTCTTCTGTTTCCAGGCGTCCCTACAACACCCAGAAGATTATGCCGCTAGGCGAATATCTTCATATGCAATGTTATCGTTTGCATTTACTTTGTTTTGACTTATTAGGCGGTCATCCCACAGTTCTACTCTTTCCTATTTACGTCAGTCGATCCTTTTTCGCCCCCATCATAATTACTCGATTTACCAACACCAGATAGATATCTTATTGGTGTCTTTTCTTGTATCTTAAACAGTTTTATAAAAAACTCTGTTAGTCTATCAAACATATTGTCCTCAAGTAATTATGGTGGAGGCGGTGGGTATCGCACCCACGTCCTGCCCGTCATTCAGATTGTATCAACAAACTGTACATTATATATAACATGCTTTGATGTAAATGTCAAGTAGTAATTCCATTATTACCAAAAATACTGTTATACTCTAATTCACCTCCATCTGATATAACGCAAGTTACATTTGCTGATGGAAGAAATTCTAATATTGTGACTGTACCTTTGTCTTTGTTAACTAGAACTTCGACAATACTAGGTAGTGTAGTTTTGTATCTAATCATTCCAACTTCGCCGTACTCATTCGCGAATTCTGCTTTTACTTCGTTGTATGGTTTCTTAGTACAGACAACAGGTTTTTGTCCTTGTCTATATTCATGTTCTGGATTATCTTCACCGAAGGCAAATCCACACCAAAAAGATATACTAAGAATTATTAGATAATGTGGAAAGTATTTCTGTAACATTTTTATTTTCCTCAGAGGTTACCATCTTAAAATTGAAAGGCATCGTTATTCGATATCCTTCAGTATTATGAGGTGGCATTTCATGTTCTAACCATCCTGGAAATAAAACTACTTTACCCCTTTCCGCTTTTATTGAAATAGGAGTAAAGTTAAATACCTGAGGTCTTGGATCATAAAAATTAGTATGTCCAATATCGTCATAATACACAATAGCACATACCATGTTATTATCACCATGACTGTGTTTCGAATGTGTACAACCTTTTTGTACATAGTTAAAGAAACTCATGTCAATCACAGCGCGCCGCTGATACAGTTGCGTTACATGATTTGTTACTAATCTATTTATCATAGATGTGTATGGACCACAAACTTCAGTCGTTAAGTCTCTATTGTATGTTGAAAAATATAAAGATATACCACTCGCATTCTTATTATCTTCAGCATATTTTTCTAGTTCGGTTCTAGAATTTGCTATGACAGTTTCATCTAAGAAATATTCATGTATTGTTGTCTCAAAGAAACTATGTTGAGTAACACCTTGCACTACACACCCTTTACTGATTGATAATCATTTCTAACTTGAATGTATTTACCAATCCAATCATCACGTTTCACCTGAAACAATTGACATTCATTACCCTCAACTGCAATGAGAATTGAAACTGTATCAACGACAATGCCGGTTCTCTCTTCATACATGACTGCATATGCGGCGCCTTGCATAAAGTAGTTTTCTATATAATTTGCTGACTTAGGTTTACTTGATGTTTTAAAATCGATAATAGAAAGACGACCATCAAACTCAGCAATACAATCTACACGTCCTGCAGTTTTTAAGTGATTAGAGAATAGTGATACTTCTTGACAATGTACATTATTAATTCTATGCAACAGAGGTTTAATACTATTAAACATATCTTTCTCTGCAGGAGTTTTTAGGTTTGGTTCTTTGTTGTTGATATAGTCTTCAACTTGATAGTGAAACTTAGTTCCTCTCGTTGATGCTTGTCTACTGATTTTGTTCGCCGCTTCTTCACCAACTCTCTTGCGCCACTCCATGATACCCTTTTGAGATAACCATCCTAGAACAGTTGTGACTGAAGGATATTTTAATCCATCAGGAGTAACGTACAGACGCATGTTATCTTCATTGATTGTTTCTAATTCATCAATCTTTATATCATGCTGTAAATGTGTATAGTTCATCAATTTCATTCCAATAGAAGTGGTAGTATGCTAACACTATAACACACTACCACGCACTTGTCAAGTATTAAATTAATCCAAATGCTTTAGATGTAGTTTCATCTACTCTTCGTAACCATCCACGACCAAAGGTCTCAAAAGTACCCAACTTCTTATAGTAGTTTGTACGCATCTCTTGATAGTTGGTGATTGCTTGGTGAAGACCCGCATCTTCATTTGCTTTATCATTATCAATTTCATCAATATATTCTTGTAATGCTTTTAGCGTCATAGGTCCGATACCACCATCTGGAGTTGCACCAATCATCTGTTGTAAGTATTTTGCGGCACGACCTGTTCCAGCATTAACACCAAAATCAAAAACACACAAGTCTAAACCTGCAGGTAAATCATCACCTTTCAGTCTATCCCAATATTCTTCTTTATAAATTGGGGCAACGTCCTTGACTTTAAGTGATTTCATTTTTTTCACTTTAAGGTCCTTGCGCTCACAGTATGCCTCGTAGACACGTTTTGTTACTCCAAGGTTAGTCTCACCTCCTGGGTCCTTAGGGTGATTAACGTATCCACCTTCGTGGTGTAGAATGGTCTCTAAGCATTCTTCATAATTCTTCTGCATTTTAGTCTCCTATGCGATTTTTAATTTCTTGTCAATACTCTCGTAAAGACCAGCGTACTCTTTTCTGTTCTTTGCTATGATATACTCTTTAACAAGTCCGCTTCGTACAATGTCTTCTTCTTTAAAGTCAATCATGTCAAAAGATTTCATATTCTTCACAATGTCCATAAAGTCAATGATACCTCTCTGTTCATTCTGTCTAGTCAAATCAGTTTGCATAAAGTCACCAGAGAAAATAATTTTAGAGTTTTCACCAACTCTTGTTATAATTGTGTCCAACTCATGAAAGTTTAAGTTTTGACACTCATCTACAATCACAATACTATCAATAAGTGTTATGCCTCTTATATATGATGTAGGAAGAAATTCTAGTATCTCTTGATATTTAGCAAGTTCGTATGGGTTCTCTACACCAGGAAATAGTTCATTCATTAATGCCACATATGGTTCATTATATACTGCAGACTTCTCTTCTTGTGATCCAGGAAGAAAACCTATATCTCTGATAGGTAACATAGACCTAACTAATACAACTTTTCTTTGGTCAACTCTACGCGATAAAATTGCGTTCATTGCAAGATATAATGCAATAAAAGTTTTCCCTGTTCCAGCACATCCATGAAGGATTAAATTTTTATCGTTATTGAATGCCTCAAAAGTTTTTTCCTGATTGGTTGTAATCGGTTTAACTTTTTTTAGTAACGTGTCTGATAATGCTTTAACGGTAATTACTTTAGATTTTGTCATGTGTTCTCCTCTGTTATGACTGAACCATTACAAGAGTTTTCAACAAATACATTATGACTTATGAAATGGACATTTTCCTCCTTTATTCTTCTGCGTATACCCAAAGTATTTTAACGCATTTCTATATGGTACTGATGATCCCCATGCTGTACCCCTCATAAAATTAGAAATTTCTCTATGTCTTTCTATGTCAGTATCATTAATCATTCTGACTTCTAAAGGTAGTCTATCTCTCTTAATAGGAATGTATGTGACAAGAGGTGTCATATAAGGTATTTCAAATTGAACACCCTTCTCCTTAACAAAGAAAAACATATTAGAAGTGTGCCAGTAGTCTGTGTTAAGTATTCCTGGCATTGCTTCTAATGTATTGTTGAATTGATATGTGGGATCAATCTGTAACATTGCCCATCCAGGAGGGGTGTGTATTTCCCATATACTATCCAACTTCAATAAACAAGATGCCCAGTGTTCTGGCATCTCAGGAATCATTGTTGAATACTGAGAAGTAGGATGTATACCCCAATTTTCATTGGTATCGTTTTCTTGTTGCCACTGTTCTAACTTACTTAGTGTTACACTCTCACTAGTAGCAAAATCTCCATCCATATTTTTATGCTGGTCTGTTTTTGCTGTGTAACCTGCTCTATGCGTTGATGAGTGTGTTATTAAATCTTTACCATCTTCAGTAACAGTTACAATCGTATTACCCCAATACGGCATTGTGTATCCAACACTGAGAATGTCTTGCATTCCAGGGCAGGTCTTAATTGTTTGACCATGTGTCTTAAAGTCAGGATGAATACCTCCAGGTGCCGCCCGCAGAATTTGCGCTCTTGCTTGTTCATCAACATCTAGTAATTGATTGGTTGGTAACTTCTTAAACCAATCAGGAATAAAATGACTACTATTCTTAATAGGTGCCCATTTTTGCACACCCTCTATCTGTGTGACAAATTCAACTTTTGGTGGTGTATATGTTTTCTTTGCTAACCATGTAGCAAAGTCGTTGAGTAATTCTCTCACTTTTTCTTTGACCTATGCTTTGCTAAGATTTGTTCAGTCTGACTTCTCTTAATAGATTTACGATTGTATTGTTGATCCACTGCCGATCCAGGCGCATTCTCTCCAATTCGTGACATTACTTCTTTGAATCCGTCAGAGGTTTTATCAGATAGTGATACGCCGCCAACAATTGTAGGAGCGGTAATGACTGGTTCAATATTGGGATTTGTTTTGAGGAAGTCTTCTCGGTCTTTCCATGACATGAATTCGTCAAATACTTCTCCAGTTTGCTGATTAATAAACGTGTATGTGGGCATTATCTATATCTCTATTTAGTGATTGGTTATTGTACCATTGAGGTACATCTCTCTTTTTCCAGTTAGCAAAAGTCTTTTTTGCCTCACGATAAAAGTTGCGATAAGCACTGATGCTATCACCTTCTACCATACATTGCGGAAACTGCTTCATCGCTTGAGGTGGTTCTACAAAATCTTTATCAGAAATATTTGTCGGTACAGTTTTTAGAAGTTCTGACAAAAGCGTATAACTAGCGTGGGATTTTCCATATCTATAGATGAACTCTTTATGCAACTCAGACCAGAGGTTGTACAACCACTTATAATGAGTGACAGACTGACGAACCCAAATAGCAGACGGGTGATTGACATGACATGCTTTATATACGATTTTCTCTGCATTGTCGTTTTGTAAACGCCATCGTTTTACTTTTCTGTTGTTCTTGCTATAATCAGTGTACTCATCGCCGTCAAGCACCCTGTGGGCGGTTGACATGAGTTGTGCATACTCGACAAGCATCTTACTCACATGTTTGTCTACATGCCACTCAGCGCACGTTTTAGGGTCATTATGTAGATAGAATATATTCATCATCACCTCATTGTATCATTAACTATATTAATGTATCATAAATCAGTCATTATGTCAAGAATTTTCTTCAAGTTTCTTCTGTAGTTTTCTCCAACGCTTGACTGCTTCTTTTTTCTTACGTTGTTTTGCTTCTGCTGGTTTCTCATAGTACTGCTTTGCTTTGAGTTCTTTGAGTATACCAGATTTTTGCACTTTCTTTTTAAACAGACGCAATGCTTTTTCAACATCGCCGTTGCGTACTGTTACTTCAAGACCTCCATCGCGAGGTCTATCATCTTTTTTAACATATCGTTTGTTACTGTTGTAGTTATTTTTATAAGTCATTGTGCTAATATATCACTCTTCTTATGTAATGTCAAGTATTAATGTACACTTTTGCCGAAATTAAAGGCAATAGTTACTCTATTCTTAATTATATCATACTCACTATGTATCTGGTCACGAACATAAGGTACGGTGTGCATCATGTATCCAGGAAACAAAACCAACTGTCCAGGTTGAGGAAGTACTTTGTGCGATACTTTCGTAACTTCAGTATTCTTTGCTTCTTCATATGATGTATGAAATGTGTAACTATTAGGATTTACAAAAACAGTTGGCGTCAAGTCAGGAGTTGCATAATAGATAGCGCATATGTGACACTTACCATGATGATGTGCTTCTTGTGAATGATGTCTTTCAGTGTATTTGTTAAACCAAGCAGAGGTAATCATAGAAGGATTGTCAGTATCTTCCCACCCAATAGCATCACAGAACTGTTGACCTTGCTGTGTTACTTGGTCAAACAGTTCTGTGCATTCTTCATTGAGAATTTTATTAATATTGTCATGGTTATAGGAAGATACAACCTTACAGTCCCATGTATGATTTGCGTCTTCTTCTGTGATGTTTTTTGCGAGAGCATCAACAGTTTTTAAAACATAATCATTATCTATTTTCAAATCTACAACCGCAATTGGATGCGGAAAAATATAATCAATATTCATTATAAGGTTTACTCTCTATTTGTTACCATCTTCTTTACAAAGCGTATTGCTAGTTCCCCTCATTACATAGTCATCAGATTGAAGTTCACCTCTTGAAGTTCTTAGAATTTTATATTCATCTCCCTCTAGAACAATCTTTGCTCCAGCATCAGGACCATCAAACATTACACATGAGATTTTCATTGTGCTAAAATCACGAACATGAGCAACATATGCTGGATGACCATGATGTGCCGGATCGTTAACTTTATTTACTTCAACAATATCGCCAGGAAACAATGCACATGATTTTGGATATTTTTTATGACCATAGTAAACATAGTCTACGGTATCATCACCTTCTTCGTCAAAAACATATTTAAGACCTTGCTTGGCAAGTTCATCAGGACTTTCAATAAGTCCCCCATCAACAAGACGCTTTTGATTGTGTCTGCTATATCCAGCGATGACGCAATCATAAGTTGATGCAATGTCACCATATGATAGATGACCAACTTTAGAGACAATATCATCTCTACCAAGGTTGTCCGACAACCGACTTCCGCCGGTAATATATTGAATTGTTCCGTCTGGAAGTAACTTCCTTTCGGTTTTAGTGTAATCTGACATTTTATTTTATCCTCTCGCAAAAGAAATGTGTAATTCTTTAAAGTATTTATAAGAGATGCCTACTCAGTAAATTTATAAATACATATAGAATTATTTATATTGGAGTGTTACAATGTCTAAGAAATTTTCAGATGTTAAAGATGACATCATTAAAGAACAAATCAAAGACTTAAACGAGGGTGTTTATGATCCAGGTATCTTTAAAGCATTCTTCTTAGCAGGAGGTCCTGGTTCAGGTAAGTCTTATGTACAAAAACAAACAACTGGTGGCATGGGTCTCAAAGTAGTTAACTCAGATGATATTTATGAGAAGATGCTAAAAGATGCTGGTATGGATACAACACCAGAAGATATCTACTCAGACAAAGGTCAAGAAATTCGCGGACAAGCAAAGCGAGTGACAAAGGCAAGACAATCAAATTTTTTAATGGGTCGTCTTGGTGTTGTTATTGATGGTACTGGTAAAGACTTTGACAAAATTCAAAGACAAGCGGCATCGCTAAAGCAACTCGGTTATGATACTTATATGATTTTCGTTAATACTTCAGAAGAAGTTGCACAAGAAAGAAATCAAGCAAGAAAAAGAACACTACCAAGAGAAGAAGTCAAATCAATGTGGATGGGTGTTCAAAAGAACATTGGTGCATTTCAGCGTTTCTTTGGTAGCAAGAACTTTATCATTCTCGACAACAATGGTCCTAATGATGATGTTCTACAAATGGTCTTTAAGAGAGTTCGTAACATGGTCAAAACTCCAGTTAAGAACTACATTGCAAAGCAGTGGATTGCTAACGAACTAGAAAAGAAAAGAAGGAGATAATTCTCCTTCTACTTAGTTGTCACCCAACATTATTCTTTTTGCCTCTTCATGGTAACCCATTTGTGATAATGCATGTGCCGCTCTTGCACGTCCTGCAGTCTCACTAATTGCGATTACAAATACTAAACCCGCAATAAATGCAGTTCTAATCACCTCACATGCTTTGCATGTGTATTCATAACTGTTGTGTAATGCTATGCCAATCGACATTTATTTCTATCTCCTGTATTTTATATAATTGTTATAGTACGCAAGCGCATCATCGTCTTGTAGATGTTTTGTATCATTAGAAAATTCAGTTCTAATAAAACGAATAATGTCCGAGTTTGGATTTGATCCTACTAATGTATTGAATAAATTTTTGAACAAGTTCTTCATGCTATTAACCTTAAACGCCCGCACCACTTTTGACTTGACCCCTTGGCACAAGTCATATATACTAGTGTATAGTGTGATGATGTTGTACAGTATTGCACTGCACAAATCTATTTATACAAGAGACTATAAAAAAGGTCAATAGTATTGATGTTTTTTTAGAATAACACATGTGACAAAAACGCACAAGTAACATAATGGAGCATATAATGAAAGTAAAGTTGATTTCATATTCACAACCACCACTCGGTGACATTGAAGGTTTAGATGATGTACAAGACTTAATCGCTTATTGCGCGAGAGTATCAAACCCTAGCGGACAGATGAACTCCGCAACATCTAAAAAACTTCTATCATATCTAGCAAAGCACAGTCATTGGTCACCTTTTGAGATGGTGTCTGCTTGTTTAGAAATTGAGACTACAAGAGATATCGCAAGACAAATTCTCAGACACCGTTCATTCAGTTTTCAAGAGTTTAGTCAACGGTATGCTAATCCAACAGAAGATTTAGAGTTTGTAATTAGAGAAGCGAGATTGCAAGATGAAAAAAATAGACAAAACAGCATCACCACAGAGGATGAAATTCTACAAGAAGCATGGGCGGCAAGACAAAGAGGTGTTATTGATGAAGCAAATAGTGCTTATCAATGGGCAATCGAAAACGGTATTGCTAAAGAGCAAGCAAGAGCAGTCTTACCAGAAGGTAATACTATGTCACGTTTGTACATGAATGGTACACTTCGTTCTTGGATGCATTACATTGAACTTCGTGCCGCTAATGGAACACAGTTAGAGCATATTGAAATTGCGAAAGCATGTGCAGAAGTGATTGCAGGTATATTTCCACTTGCTGAGGACTTAGTAAATGATTAATCGCATTGGATATACTGGTTCTACTGGTTCATGGGTGGGGGAAAATCAATATGAAGTCTACAAATCAGATACGATTATTAACAATCAAGAACTTCTAATAGAACATCTACTAGAATTTCATCATAATACAGAGTATAGAACAAGTAATTTTGATACTTATAATATATTCACAGAATGGACTACCAATACAATGTATGATTTGTTTACAAATGTTAAAGATGTGGTTCGCACTCATTTACCAAAGGGAAGACTTTGGTTACAAGCATGGGTAAATGTACACAAACAGAATGAGTGTCTAGATTGGCATCATCATCATTTCCCTTTTCATGGATACATATCAATCGATCCAAAGAATACAACTACAGAGTTTGCAAAATGGAAAGTAAAGAATAGCGTAGGAAATATATATTTTGGACACGGCGGAAAAGCAAACGAGCATAAGGTTACAGTTAATGAACCATACGATGACTATCGCATTACAATAGGATTCGATGTGCAGTCGGTTGCAACTCAAGGAAGAAATAAATTTATACCGATATGAAAAAGGAAAAAAGATGATTGAAGAAATATTTCCAACACCAATTATGGTCGTGGACTTATCTGAAATGTTAGATATGACAGATGTTCATGAAAGATGCCTAAAGATTATTAGTCAACCCAACCATGTATGCGAACACGGACTAGTACCAAAAGGAGTGAGTTCGTACAATTCTAACACACCAGTTATTACAAATGATAGCATCAAAGATGTGAAAAACATAATTATGATGCAAGTAAGACAACTAGAAAAAGCATTAGCAATTTATCCATTAGAGTTTACTAATAGTTGGATTAATATTATGCCAAAAGAAAGTACCATTGGTTCACATCTACATCCATATTCAGTTATCAGTGGAGCGTTCTATTTGAATGCTGGAGAAGGTGCAGGTGAATTTGTAATTGAAAATCCTTTATATCATAGTCAAATGATGATGCAATCTCA